CTCCTTTTAATCCTGTGAATGAGCATACTAGGAACGTGATCAGTGTCCTCGAGGTTCATCAAGCTGTAACAGAAATTAGCCCTACTCTTGACCCATTTGAGTTGTTACAAGCTACATCTGTGCCTATCAGAAGAGCCGAAGATGTTGATCAAGTTTTTAATAACGATTTAAATTTTGATCCTAACTTATGCTTCTTAGTAGGGCAACACATCTCTAAAATAGTTAATAGAGTTCATACTTCAAATGATTTAGCCGAAAAATTTAATAATATCTTGAATAAATCCTACACAACCATTAGCACCAGTAAGGGGATGAGAACATCTGACTCTGTATTTTGGGGTAAAAAAGGCCATGATGTTATTTTTGACTCAAAAGATAAGGTTATTAAAGAGGTTGTGGACACTGAGTTAAAAAACAACAGAGATTATTTTGAATTAAGCAGTAAACATGAGAAAACATTAAAAATGTTTATTGAAGAACTGCCTGCAGATCTCTGTTTAGAGTTTGACATGAAGGACAAAGAACAGTATAAGGGGCCAAGAGAAATATATGTTATGACAGATAGAACTAAAGCTGTACAACAACCCTTAGAACAGTTTTTTAAAATTTTGTGTCGCACACTGCCCAATGAACTAATTAATAAAAGTAGCAGCACACGCGCCAAATTTATTCACACTAAAGTTTTTGAAGATATGGGTGATGACGGTTCTTCGACTATGTATTGCACTTTGGATTGCCGGAAATGGGCCCCTAAATCTAACTTATGGAAATATTGGTATTTTGTCGAAGGGATGAGAGAAGCTTTACCAGAGAATTTTTACCGATATTTCAAATTTGCATGGTCTTTGATGTTTAAAAAAAGATTGAGATTTCAACGTAGAATCTATGACGAGTTATCAAAAAATGAAAACAAAAAACATTTGGCTGAATTTATGATTGAAGATAAAGAGAATGATTGTTATTATATCAATATGCCTTATAGTTTTATGATGGGTATTTTTAATTATTTATCTTCCTTGATGCATGCAGCAACACAAATTTTCTTTAATGATGTGGTTGCCACTAAGTATAATGCAAATTTAAATTTTATTGCCCACAGTGACGACAGTGGGGGAACAATCACTTCAAAAAAATATGATGTCAACTTAAGAGTTTTTGAT